AACTTTCATAAGAATAGCAACGCGGATGTCCTCAGGTATGTCATCAGGCGTGTCACCGTATCCGCATACCGCCTGCACTTCAATAACATTCACCTCATCCTCAAGGCTCGAAGGCCAGGTTTTGCCCGCTGCTAAACTTATTTCTGCAGGGTCAACTGTGTTATCAAAGACAAAATCCACTGACGGAACTGCCTTTGTTGTACCTTGATCATCTTTGTATTCAAGGAATGATATGGATTGAACTGGCGGGTACCAAACCTTCAAAGGCTCATCAAAAATGTTATAGAAATTCGCCCAGGTGGCAGTGATTAGCTGCCTGTTCAGGTACTCCTCACACCAACTGGTGGCGGCTTTTATTAGCCTGTCCAGCAGAGCGCCATCAGCCTGCTCTTGGTCGGCATCAAGGTTAAGATGTTGCGCTACCTCCGTCCTTGTGACGGGTTGTTGAGCGGGTGCGCTTACCCTTCTTACCTTCAGTCGGCTGTCCTCGTCCAGTTGAAGTACCCTCTCCAGTGCCATAGGATTTTGGCTTCTTAGCTTGTCCTGAATTGATTAAGGAGTTGCCGAGGCCGTCTGAGACCTCGGCTTCTGCTCCTTTCTGGAAGGTGCCCTCATTTGTGATGACACCTTTTGTGACTATCACTTTCATACAGATTAAGCCATTTGCAGCACAGCAACTGCGTTAGGGTCTAAGAGCTTACCATCATGGCGGCTGAACATCACAAAGCCTACCTGATTTCGCAGAGCGTGAAGCTCATCCAGCCGCATCATTTCAGCGTCTTGCACGTCCCTGATTCTATACTGGCTATGATCGCCAAAAGTCGCTACCTTGTTGCCTGTGCTAAGCGCTGCCAGGTCGTTATTCACAAAGAACGGATAACCTTCCACACGATCCGGCTCGCTGGCATTAGCGCTGGGCTGGTACAGTGGGCGGCTATCGCTTGAGCCTACCTCCAGTTTGCGAATGGAGCTTACGATTTCATCCGTGAATTGGAAGGCCCCGTTATTGCGGTACGCACGGTCAAGCTTGTGGATGAGGTTAATAAAGTCCTCACGCACCAGCGAGGCGCTGTTCTGAGCCGTAGCCGTTACACCGCTACCCGTTACAATGCCTTCAGGCTCGCTGGAGCCTGTGCCTGTGGTGAACAGCGGGTTAAGGACATTGAAGAACCTGCGAGCAGCAAAGCGCTGAAACTCGGCAACCAGGTCAAAAACATTATCCTGAAGCAGCTCACGGGATACAACAAATTCCTTGCTGGAGAACGTGAAGCTGTCAAGCTCCTTTTCGCTAAAAGAGGGGTTGAGCTGGGCAGTGTCAGCAGAGGGGTTTTCAGAGATTTGCTCACCACTATCCGAAGTGTTATCCGTAAATGGAAAGCTCATCTTGCGCCCGTCCTGTGTTTCCATAACGGAAGCCGTAGGGCGCACACCTCCCATAAACTCCTGGGCACGGATAATTTCACGCACTGTGTCTGTTGGCACAAGTACGCCACCACCGCTGGAGGAGGTGCCAAGGTCAGCCCGTGAATGAACGTTGTCAAAAACGTTGCGCTCCTGCTCGCTGAGCTTGCTGAAGTCAAGGCCCTTGCTCATCAGCTTTGGGAACACCTCATCATTGTAAATTTTGCTGGAGGTGCGTGTTTCGGTTTGCGTTTCGGCCTCCTTAGCGGATTGCTTTTCAGCCTGCTCCTGCCGCTCACCGATGCGGATGCTGTTTTCAACACCCTTAAGCTCTTCCTCAATGGAATTGAACTCAGATTCTAAGTCAGAGCCGCTAATTTCTTTGCGCTCAAACTTGTTCTTAAGTTCGGTCTCCTGCGCGAGCAGCTCACGCTTACGATCGTACCATTTTTGGATATCGTTGCTCATTGTCACTTGGTTTTAGTTTTCAGATTGATTTAGTTTTTCAAGCTCTAATTCCCTTTCCCTTATTTTTAGCAGCCGCCAGGTATCATAGCTTAGCTTGTTCATTTCGTTACCATCACCACCACCCATGTCCTGCTCAGGCTCCTCTTCAAAGGGACTACGCTCGCTGAATTGATGGTAGTGCATGGTAATGTGCGCTTTAACGGCAGGCATATCCTCCTCAGGAATATCCACGCCACCGCGTGCGCCATTGATTGCAGCAGCAGCAGCCACCAAAGCATTGTAAACAACCAACATCTGGCCTTCAATCACGTCATGGTGCGGCAGCTTGTAGGCTGAAAAGTTGCCCTCTTCACCACCCATCACGTAGCCAAAGGCTCGCTGGTACTGCGAAAAGTCAATGGTTTCCTTGTCACCTGAACCGTCACTGCTGAAGAACCTACGCAGCCGCTGTTCAGCCGCCTCGCTGTCCCATTCACGCTCTTTGGGCGCAGTTGGTGTCATCTCCAGAGCTGGAACGTGCTTGCTGCTCGCCTTCGGTGCTTCCCTTGGCGTTGGCAAAGCGTCAATCTTGGTTAATGCGCTGAAACGGTGGCCCACCTGCACGTCACTTGCCTCAAACAGGCCATCTGAGTTTTCCTGGTAAACCGTAATTAGCGCGGCAGGGTCATCTTCTGAAGCATTGATTGTAAAGCTGCTGTTTGGCACGTCAATCTCACCGGAAGTCTGGATGCGGTCTATTTTGCCCTCAGCCTGACCTCCTGAGCTATTCCAGCGGACAAAGTCGCCTTCGCTTAGCTCGCCAGGCTCTGCACGCTCCCCTTTTTGCTTACTTGGCATAACTTTGTTTTGCAATTCGTCCATTTTCTGTTCTGCCCAGCTTACACCGGCCTCGCCTCCCCAGGCTAACCACATGATAGCTCCACAATCTTGAGTTGGGTCACCGTCTGCATTCTGTTGGTGCCTGCGGAAAGAGGCCATGCGGCCAACAGTTTCTTCACTGAGCGGCTCTTGGTTGGCTAACTGATTAGCTCTTGTCCATCCTACGCGGGTGCCACATTCCTGAATTTCAGGGTTGTCACCGTCCTTAATTTGGAGCGCCTTTTTTGCATTGTCCACAGCTTGACGCGGGTAGTCCGTGAAGCTGCGTGTAGCTTCTCCTAAGCCATTACGGACAGCGTTAGGGTTGCTTGGAATGTTGACAATGCTGAATTCAAGCAGCTCCTGACCATAAAAGTAAAAGGTGTCCGTGTTGAAGCGGCTCCCGGTGCCGTCATCTTTACCAAATTGGCCTATGCGGCCATTTTCGTCCTCGATTGGCATGAAGCCCACGCTGGTAGCACGGAGTGTGCCTTGCTGGATTTTTTTGAAAATTTTGTCAGCCTTCTCATTCACCTCCGCTGGCTCAAAGTATGCACGGCCTATCAGCTTTTTATCCTGCCCCATGCCTTCCTCAAAAACCTCAGCGCTTGCGATCACGTCATCAGGATCACTTTCTGGCCCACCGTAGCCTTGATGCTGGTAGAGGACTATGGGATTCTTTTTGAAATTATCAAGCTTAAAATTGTCCATATTCAGGACGGTGCCATGCCTGTCTTCAGAGTTGTCGCTGATGACAAACTCCGCCATGCGCTGACTTGCATCAATCCGCCTGATATATCCTGTTGTGAACTCTTTGCTCACTACCTCTGCCATTAGGCTACACTTTGATCGATCGGTATATCTTGCTTCTGCTTATAAGGCTTGTCCATGCCTTCTACGTCAAGCCTATTTAGGCCCTCACGTTCCCTTATTTCATTAGGTGTTATTACAGAGTTTCCAAATAGCTTGTCAAAATACTCTGCCCGCGTGGCATCGTCACCTCTCATGAGTGAGGTCATATTAAACTCAAAAAAGTTGCGCCTGCCTGCCTCCGTGCGTGGCCTGAGCTTTCTGTTGAGTTCAGCTTCCATGCGGGCAAACAAGGGTGCCATTGTGTATTTAGCAAAGTTGAGCGTAAGGGCTGTGACGTTGCTATAATTAGCGTTGTCCAGCGAGTTGATGAGCGGTAAGGGTACGCGGAATAAGCTGGCAATTTGCTCTTTGCTGAACTTCTTGGTTTCAAGAAATTGGGCATCACGCTGCGGAATGCCACCAACTTCCTCAATGTCTGCGTTCTGGTCTAAGGGTAGGCTTTTACCCGCATTGCCACCCTTGAAGTTTTGTAGGCTTGTCTTCAGCCGCTCATAGGCTTCTTGGCTAAGCTGATGAGGCATCTTTACCACAAGCCCTGGCGCTGCCCCGTTTTGCCAGAAATTATTGCTGAAACGCTGGGTGGCTAAGGCACCACCAAGCTCTTCCCGTGCGGTATCAATGACGCTGCGGCCAATGTACCCGTCCTTACTTAGTATTTTGAAGTGCAGAATGTCCCGCTCAGGCAGTTCCTGCTCCTTGTCTTCGGTTATCTTGACGGTGTAA